GACGAGGCTTTTCCTAACCATTTCTCATGAAGGATTTTCCTCATGGCTGCTCCTGACCAAGTTGTTCAGGCATTCGGCACCTCGTATGGTGGTTCCGCTGATGACCTGTTCCTCAAAGTTTACGGTGGTGAAGTGCTGACTGCGTTCAACGCAGAAGTCGTTACCACCAATCGCCACACGGTACGCACAATTACCAGTGGCAAGTCTGCTTAAAACTGGGCAGACTCTAATACCCTGTGAATTCGGTGAACACCCTTCGGGGCAATACCGAGCCAAGCCTGACCAAGCGGCAGGAAGGTGTAACGACTAATTGTAGCCCCAAGTGGGGCGAAGGACAGGGCTTCCAATGAAGTGCAAGATATGTGGAAGAAAAGATAGTCTGATCTCATGGGTAACCATGAGCATGCTATGCATGGGCCAGAACTTACGCCTCTGGTTTAACACGCGGGGAGCAGTTCCCGCTTCTCTCGAACCTCGCTGCATCGTATCACACTGCTGGTACGTACATCCTGGGTCAAGCAAGCAACACCGGCGAATACACCATCACGGTGGATGCGCTCCTGATTTGCCCGCTGTTCCTCTCGAACATTGAGGAAGCCAAGTCGCACTTCGACGTTCGCGCTCCCTACACTTCCGAGTGTGGTGTAGCAATCGGCCAAACGTTTGACCAGCATGTGCTCCAGTCTCTCGGCCTCGCGGCTCGTGATACGACCACGCCTGTCAACACGACTGGTGGAACGACTCTGACTTCGGCGACCACGCTCTACAAGACTTCCTCGACTGACCTCGCGGCTGGCTTGTTCCTAGCGGCACAGACGCTGGCGGAACGCAATGTCCCCGCGTCGCAAGTTCGCTCGGCCTTCGTGCGCCCGGCTCAGTACTTCCTGCTTGCGCAGAACGTCAACCTGATCAACAAAGATTGGGGCGGCTCTGGTGCGTATTCGGATGCGAGCATTACCAAAGTGGCTGGCATGGAACTCGTGATGACGAACAACCTTCCGATCACGAACATCAACACCGGCCTCAGCAAGTACCAAGGTGACTGGTCCAAGATGGCCTGCCTTGTTACCACGCCTCGCGCTGCAGGCACGCTCAAACTGATGGACCTCGCTATCGAGATGGAATACAAGATGGAACTGCAAGGCACGCTGATCATCGCGCGTCTGGCGGTCGGTCATGCTCCGCTCCGTGGTGAGTGCGCAGTTGAACTGTTGACCACGAGCTAAGAGATCCAACCGGATCACAATGGGGGAGTCCTTCGGGGCTCCCCTTTTTTTTCGCTTTTTGATCGAAGGATCTTCCAATGACTGTAACTGCTTCCTCTTTTGACCAACTCCCTTTCCACAAGTATCACGTTCTGGCTTCGATTGATACAGCCGTAACGTATACCGCTGGTGTGGAAATCCCTAACGGATTCGCGGATGTTGAGCTTTACCTCGGTGCTCAGGTGGACGTCGACACGTCCAACATCAGCATCGAAACCTCGTTCGATGGTGGAACAACTTATGTGGTCGCGGATACTTCTCTCCAAGGGAACGTGGTGGCGTATAACGCTGCAACGTTTGTTACCCTGTACCGTGTACAGACTTGGCGTAACATCCGTGGTACGCACGTTCGTGTGAATCTATCTGCTGCTTCCTCTGTGGCCCTCGATGCTGAACTGGTCCTGTACCCTCTCAGCGGCAAAGACATTCGTGAGAAAGTCCGCAGCATGTCTGTGACCAGTGGGATCACTACGTTTGCCTCTTCGCAGAACGGCACAGCTTTCACGCTTCCCTCTGCTACCGAAGGTGACATGGTTGCCTTCTGTGCCAAAGCTGGAACCTGGAACGCTGCTGAGGCCCACCTTCAAGTGTCTGTTGATGAAGGCACGACTTGGCGGACGTACTCGGCAACAAAGACTGCCAATGCAACGAAACTGTTGCTGCTCCCCCGAGGTCTAGCCGCTCGTAGTCTGTGGCGGTTCCGCCTTGTTGATGGTGGCACTGACGGTGTAGCTGTTGACGCCTGGGTTGTCTAACAATGATGGGGGACTTCGGTCCCCTATCCTCTCTTTCAAGGGATCACAATGACTAGATTCAGAATGTGGACTGACAACCAAGGGAACCCTATTCAGGCTATCCGCTTGGGCACCACTGTCCGCCTTGCAGTCGGCGCTTCGTCCGCTCGTGTGGCTCTCCCCACAGGGGCAGAGATCGTCCGCGTGTTGTTCGTGGACATCGTTCCTGCTGCGGATGCCAACAACAGTTGCGCGATTGCGTTTGGTGGGGATGCTGTGGCAGCAGTCCTTGCTACTGACGCCCTGCTTCTCCCTGGGGAATACATCTTCAAAGTGGCCCCTGCAACGGAGACGTACATCGCCGCGATTGGACAAGGTTCCTCCCAAGGGCTCATCTCGATCACCGCTATCACGGACGTGTAACATGCTGCGCTTCTTCACTCGTAAACAACCCGTTCCTCCGCCCCCTCCCCCTCTGTTGGAAGTGGGGTTCCAAGGGTTACCTGTGTATGCCTACAATCCAGGGGAAGCCTCAAATCCCGAACAGATGCCTCGGTATCGCGCCCGTAAAGCGCGGGTACTAGCAGCAATCGAATCGGAAGAAAAGCTCCCTATCTCGCGTGAGCGCGCCCGAAACCTTGAGCTACTCCGGTTGGAGTTGCTTGAACTCAACAGGAAACTCGCATAATGGCCTGGACCTTCTATCACAACTTCGTCCTGGAGACTCTCGGGAACACGGCTGCAAACCGAGTGGACTTCACGACAAGTGGGGATACGCTCAAGGTTGCACTTGCAACCAATTCGTATTCCCCTTCACAAGCAAACGACAACTACTTTAACGATGTGACCAACGAGGTCACTGGCACCAGCTATGTAGCAGGTGGGGCCACCTTGGCATCTAAGACCTGGGCACTCGCTACTGGTGTATGCACCTTTGATGCAGCGGATGTAACGTGGTCCCAATCAGGATCCGGGTTCTCGACTGCACGCTATGCGATTCTCTATAAGGACTCTGCTGGTGCATCCAGCACTGACTTGCTAATCGCCTACGCGAACCTTGGGGCAGATAAGGGTAACGTAACCGGAGACCTTGTGTTGCAGTTTGATGCCGCCGGGATCTTCACTACAGCAGTCGCGTAAAAGACCTGAGTTTCGCATGGCAAACGCTGCTGTCGAACTCTATATTTTTCTGGAACCGGGGTTGACCTTCCCATCTGAATCACAAATCACTAACATGAAAACTGCTGTACGTACTGCTGTCAAGAATCGTACAGGAGCAACTGCAGTGAAAGTAACTTGTGAGTTGGGTGTGTTGACCCCGGAGAAGGACCACATTCACCGTAACGATACAGGGTATTCATAATGATCCACGGGTTCAATCTCCAACATGGGATGCCCTATATCCAAAGTAACATTGCGGATACTGTTGCCCCTGCTGCGGCTGGGGCTGGAGGCACCTTACTCACTGCACACACCAGTGCTCACACCAAAGGGAATTGGTCAACTTTGTTGAACAATGCCCCCTATGATGCACACTGGGTACGCGCCAGCATGAACCGAGCCTCTACTGGTTCCCCACTTCGTTTCATGCTGGACTTAGGGATCGACCCCGCCAATGGAACCAGTTTCACAGTCATCTGTCCTGATTGGTTGCTCCTTACTCCTGGGAACTGGGATGGGGGCACTCGTTATGGGTCAGAGGACATGCTCTTGTTCTTCCCCACTTACATCCCTGCGGGATCCTCTGTAGGTGCTCGTATTCAATCGAGTACTGGGAGCGCCACTTGCAATATCATCGTGGATCTCTTTGGGCGTCGTGGTGCCATAGGAAAACCAAGCATTCTACACGCTGCAACTCTTGGGGCTACCCCAGCCTCCACGAGCGGCACTTCCTTCACGATGTCCACCTCTGGCACCGAAGGAACATGGGCATCTCTCGGTTCTGTTCCTTTCGATGTCCAGTGGTTCCAGTGGGGGTACGGAACTTCTGACACCAGCCTTTCATCTCAGAAGTTCCTGATTGACTTTGCCTACGGGGATGGTTCTAACAAGGTGCAGTTCCTTCAACGTCTCGAAGCCTCGCTAGATGCCAGTGAACTGATGCCTTGTATGCAGCAACCGATGTGCCCCGTCTGGATCCCCACTGGAACCACTCTTTTTGTGCGGGGAATCGGCCAAGATGGTACTGACACTGGGCGTTCTATTGCTGTTGTTCTGTTTGGATACTAGGAGGAAACCATGACCATCACTGCTCTGTACGAGAACAGTGCTTCAATCAGTACAACCGAGTACAGTCTGCCCAACAACAGCACCACACCGGCTGCCATCACCACCGATGGAATCTACCAGATTTTCCTGGATCTCACCAACGTGGTGATCGGGGATGAGTACAAGCTCGCCATCAAAGAGAAGATCACAAGTGGAGGGACACAACGAACCATCGCATCCTGTTATCTGGTGGGGCCATACCCCGAGCACTTCGTTTCTCCCTCGTACATCTTCATGCACGGGTGGGATGTGACCCTCATCAGAACAGCAGGTTCAGACAGGACAATCTACTGGTCGATTAGACAGGTGTCGTAATGTATCTCTATGGCCCACTGTTACCAGGGAGTGCTCAGTCGGGAGGCGCAACTACGGTGACAGTGGATAAGGCAACCCTTACCTGCACAGGGAAAGGGTTGACTGTCAACGCCAAAGAGCTTGTTGCCATCTCGAAATCTACCTTGACCTTGACTGGAAAAACTGTCCTCGGGAACATCAGGGAGTACGTAGCGATTGCCAAAGCTGCACTGTCCTTCGCAGGACAGTCGGTGACCACCAACATGAAGGCGTGGGTAGCAGTAGCAAAAGCTGCACTGTCCTTTGCTGGACAGGCTGTGACCACCAATGCCAAAGAGAAGGTTGCAGTTACCAAAGCAACTCTTACCCTCACTGGACTCTCAGTTTCTGGAGTTAGTTCTACGGTTGTTGCTATCGCCAAAGCACTACTCTCATTCGCCGGGCAAGCAGTATCCACCAACGCCAAAGAGAATGTAGCTATCGCTAAAGCTGCCCTTACTCTTACTGGGAAGAATCTGGTCTCGAACATGAAGGTGTTTGTGGCAGTTGCCAAAGCTGCACTGTCCTTCGCAGGGCAGGCGGTGACCACCAACATGAAGGTGTTTGTAGCGATCACCAAAGCGGTCCTCACATTCACCGGGGCCAACGTTAGCACCAATGCAAAAGAATGGCTCACTGTTTCCAAAGCAACCCTGACTGCCACCGGGAGGTCTCTAACTGTTCTCCAGGGGGAAGCAGTTGCTATTGGAAAGGCTGTCCTCAGTTTTGCTGGTAAGGACTTTGTAGTGAATGCCAAAGAACTGGTAGCTGTCGCAAAGGCCACCTTAACCTTCACCGGACTCTCTGTAGTGGGAACCATCGTTTCCACAGGAGGGTCCGTCTTGAACTACGTGCGTGTCAAACTTAACCGATTCATGGGGAGCTAAATGGAATACCTGACAATGATGACTGAACTCGATGCAGTCAATGCAATGCTGACTGTTATCGGGGAATCGCCAATCAGTAGCCTCTCTGTCTCGGGTAACGCGAACGTAGCGATTGCACAGCAGGTGCTACGAGAAACCGCTAGGGAGGTACAGGAGAGAGGGTGGAGTTGGAACACCGACAAGGAGTACCAACTCTTGAGGAACGATGATGACTACATCAAGGTTCCTCTCAACGCCCTTCTCTGTGTCCCCGATGGGGACTACGCTACTACCACTGCAGTCCAGCGGGGCCTCTGGTTGTACGATACAGACAACAACACATACGAGTGGGACGATGACATCACCTGCACCATCACCCGCTTCTTGGACTACGATCAGATGCCTCAAGCTGCACGGCACTACATCGCTATCCGGGCAGCGCGTGTGTTTGCTTCCCGAGTGCTCGGTGCGGATAGTGTTGAGCGTTACACCGAGGACGATGAAGTGATGGCTCTTGCTAGTTGCACACGAGCGGAGTTGCGGCAAATGCGTGCCAACTTCTTGACTGGTTCGTGGACAACTTATCTCGGCCTACTCAATCGAAGAAACTACCCTTACTAGAGGTATCTCATGCTGATCTCCACTGCGATTCCTTCGTTCTTCAATGGTGTGTCGCAACAACCTCCGATGCTACGGAGCCCGTCGCAGTGTGAGGACAGCGTGAACACCTACCCCACGATTGCCCACGGACTCCGCAAACGTCCACCTACTCAAACTGTAGCCAAGATTTCAGGTACCCCTTTGGGGGGTGCATATGTCTTTCGGTTTCGCCATGAGGCAACAGGGAACAACTACACGGTCGTCTTGTCCGATGGTGACATCGCGGTTTACAACGATGCAGGCACTTCTTGTACGGTTACCAAAACCACTGGCTACGCCACCTACCTGAACGTCTCCACTTGCAAGACTGACTTCGCGTGTTTCCCCATTGGCAACAAGGTATATGTTGTCAACAAGACGATGGCAACTGCCAAGCATACAGATGTGGTCTCTGGTTCTCTGGAGTCCGTAGTGTATCAAACGTTTTCTTCTCTACCTGCTGGAACCGGCAGCAACAAGATTTACAAGGTACAAGGGGACAACACCAACGCCTTCACGGCCTACTACGTCAAGGACACAGGTACTGCGCTCTATACTGAGTGGCTCAAGCCGGGGGAAACCTACAAGCTCGATCCTGACAAGATGCCCTGGATCCTCAAACGGACTGGCGCAACTGCCTTCAATTTCGAGAAGGAAACGTGGACCGAACGCAAGGTTGGGGATCTGACCACGGTCAAGGATCCCAGTTTCATCGGGAAGAAGATCACGGATGTGTTCGCTTTCCGCAACCGCTTAGGGTTCATTGCCGAAGAGTACATCGTGCTCAGTAAGGTCGGCGAGTTCACCAACATGTTCCCGGACAAGGGAGCCACGGTCCTCGATACGGACCCAATCGACATCAGCACGGCAAACCATTCCACTGCCCCACTTTCCTTTGCGGTGCCGTTCAACAGGTCCATGCTGTTCTTCTCGAAGCCCATGCAGTTACAACTGACTGGCTCCGATCTGTACGGGCTCACGCCCAAGACAGTGCGGATTGATCCTGTCACCGCCTTCGAGAGTTCCACGTATTGCCGCCCTGTGATTGCAGGGAATGAAGTGTTCTTCGTCGTCGAGAGTGGTGACTACACTCACATGTACAACTACTTCATCGACTCGAACACCATGAACAACAACGCCTCGGACATTACGGGGCACGTTCCGAAGTACATCCCTGGGCCAACTCACCGACTCCAGGTGTCCACTTCTGAGGACATGGTTCTCATGTTGACCGATGGGGAACCCAATGCCATCTATACCTTCAAGTACTACTGGCAGGATGACAAGCGTGCGCAAGCGGCTTTCCAGAAGTGGACGTTCGACTGCACCGCCATCCGGGGGGCAACCTTCGACAACAACGTGATCTGGATGGTTGTGGATTACCCCACTGGTGGTTGCTACTTGGAGAAGATGGATTTCGAGTCAGGCATTGAAGATGGGGATACTGGATATCAGGTCCACCTGGATCGGAAGCAAGAGATCCTGGGCACCTACAGTGCTGTGACTGGTATCACATCCTTTGACACAGGTTGGGACTCTGGAACTGATCTGGAGTACCAAGTGGTTCGATGGGATGGCGCGGTGTACTCCGTGACCACGTTGGATAACACTGGGTCTACCACGATTGTTAAGGTGGCAGGGAATCTTGTGGATGGCTCGAAGAAGTGTTGGGTAGGAGTTCCCTACACAATGACTCATGAACTATCCGAGTTGTATCTGAAAGACGGCAAGGGGCTTGCTATCCAAGGGGGACGTGTTGTCCTCCGGCAGTTCCTCACCAACTTCTCGGATACTGGGTACTTCCTGGTCACCGTTTCTTCCCCTGGGAGAGATGACTATACCTATCCCTTTACTGGGAAGGTACTTGGAACTGACACCCTGGTTCTAGGGACTGCTCCACACTTCACAGGAACGTGGAGTGTCTGCCCTCACGCTGAGGCCAAGGGGACTGTCATCACATTCACGAACACAACCCCCCTCCCTTCTTCGTTACTCGGGGCAGAGTGGGTGTCTGAGTTCACCATTCGTTCTCGCAGATTAGGATAAAGCAATGAGTCTCTTTGATTTGGGTGACGTGTTTGACTCCATCTTCGACCTCGGGAACATCTCTGATACAGTGAACATCCTGACGTTGGGGGTGGGTACAGCAGGCATCGTCGCCAAGTATTCAGCACAGAAGAAGGCTGCCAAGCAGCAGGAGGAAGCCCTCAAGGCGAATCTTGCTGGACAGATGGCAGCCTTGGAGGACCAGCAGGAACAGTCGAGGCAGAAGGAACAAGCTGAGATGTCCGAGAGGTCCAGGCAGTCGGCAGTGGAGTCCGCAAGGCTCAAAGCAATCGCTGCTGATACGATCTCGGGGAATACCCTTGATCGTCTCACGAATGAACAGGGGTATGCGGCAGCGCAAGACATCAGCTCCATTCAGCAGAACTACGCTGGATACCTCCGACAACTGGATCGTCAACGTAAGAGTCAGTTCGACTATTACAAGAACTCCATGAATCAGATCGTCCACCCGAGCATTCTCACCTCCAGTCTAGAAGGGCTGACTTTAGGATCCAGGTACTTGGGCACCAAGCAACGCGCTACGAACCCCTACACAACGAGGTAATCCATGACTACATACTCCGTAACCTTGAGCATTTCCGCCTCAGAACCTCGCACCTGTCCAGAAGGAGGGCAAACAGAGATGGTGTATACCTACACTCTTTGGTCCAAGACCGTTCACCAGCAACATGAACTCATTGGGCAAAGTGAATACACGTTTACTGGGGTCGCTCCTGAAACGTACTTGGTAAGCATTCATGCGGGGATCCAGGAGCCAGGTAACCCTGATTCTAAGATCGGCTTGGCATACTTTTCGGAGACAATTCAGGTTCCGGCAGCGGATCCGAATACCTACCCACACCCGCTTGGGATGACCATCAACGTCGTGGCAGAATAACGAGGACACACAGATGAAGCCGTACCAAACAGAGATTCCGCGAACCAACATGGGGGCTGGTCCCTCTGCGAGTACGGCCCCTAACGTAGTGGCGCAGCCTGTGGGCCAGCCTGTGATGCCTGATGTTGTGAACACACCCGAAGCCCAACTCCTGCGGGGGTTGGAAGCTCTCAATCCCGCCCTCGGCATTCTGAATCAACAGATGGCCGAGGCGGCGCATGTGCAAGCTGTTCGGGATCGTGTTCTAGCTGAGGGGCAAGCGAGCGTCCGTGGGACAACTGATGCCATCAGGGGCGAACTCGCTGAACCACAGGAAGCCAACCCATCCTACCAGGAAGCCTTCATGGTGACCCGTGGGCAGATGGCGGCAGCGCAATCTGAGACCCTCCTATCCGCTCGTGTCCAGAAGGAATGGAACACTCCAGACTTCGATGTGGACAAGATTGCTGGGGATGTGTTCCGTGAGGAAACCAAGGGGGCCAAGGATCCCAACTGGCTCCGTGGCTACCAACACAAGTACCTCCAGACAGTAGATCGTTTGAAGGATGTGGTCACCGGGAAGCAACTGGCGGATCAACGGCAGCAGTCTGAGGAAACCCTCGCATACCGCGCCACGGATCTAGCCAACCTGACCACAGGTGATGAAGCCTACATGGAGGCTCGCTTGGAACTGTTGCAATGGGGACGAGGGCAGGGGATGGCAGGGGAAACCATTGCCAAGACTGTCGCTCAAGCCGCCATCAACAAGGCCATGGAAGAGAACAGCCTGGAACCTCTGCGCAAACTCTACTTCAAGGTCAACGGTGTAGCCACTGCGGATCACCCGGAGATCGGGCGAGCGGTGCAGAATGCCGTCGAGCAGATCACCAAGTCGAAAGAGAAGGGGCACGTTACCACGTTCAGCCAAGCGGCTGCACAACAGACTGCAGAGTTCGAGACGCAACTGCGCACGAACCCTGGGGTATTTGGTGCCACTCCTGAGGAAGTCGCTGCCAACCTGTTCCGATTCGTTGGAGCAGAGGGCACCGGCAAACCTTTCACTACACAGGCCCAGTATGAGTCTGCAGTGGCGCGTGTGGTGGATGCACAACTGTCTACCAAGGCAGTGCCAGATGTAGCGAAGGTATTGACGAACCCTGCATTCTACAGTGGGACCGAGGAAGGCAAGAAAGTCATCGCTCAAGTCCGTGCTGGCATTTGGGATCCCGCACTGAGTTCAGGGGATCCACAGAAGATCGAGCAAGCGGTAATCGCAAGTCAGAAACTCTCTGCGGAAACTCAGAGTGCCGATCCTTACCTCCAGGGCATCATGCATGTCCGAGGGATGACCAAGGAGCAGGCACCAGCGTTCGCGTGGGCTCTGCAAATCTACGAGACGCACAAGAAGAATGGCACACTCCCCCTGGGGGTTGATGACACCGACTTGGGCATCCTGGGGATGGCGAGCAAGTTGCGCACGATGGGATACACACAGGAAGAAGCCATGGATCGAGCGGTTCGATCCCAAGCTGCCGGTGCCGCAGAGAAGGCACACCTGACGCCCACACAATCACATGAAATGGAAGTTGCTGCAAAGAAACTTGAGTCTCGGTCGTGGATGGTGTTCGGGCACACTGCTGACAATCCAAGTCGGCACACTCCCAACTTCCGCTTCGAGATGATGCAGCGGGTGCAGAATGGGATCGACGTGGAAACTGCCATCGAGCAGACGGCCATGGACATGAAACAACGGCTAGCTTGGGATGGGCACAACAACTACGTGCTCCTGCCGAAACAACTGGCCCCCATGCGGGACGATGTGCAAACAGGGATCAAGAAGGTGCTCACTGAAACCAGGGAGTCCTTTCCGACCCTCAAGGACACCGCTCTCCGTGTGGATACATCCCCGGATGGCACCTTGTTCTTCGTGTTGGACCAGGAGAACAGAGCAGTTCAAACCATCAAACTTGATGAGTTGATTGCGGCTGCCCGGCGTGAGAAGTATGCCTCACCAGAGGAAACCATGGTGTCCCACGAGATCGCTCGGAGGATCAAATCCAAAGAGATGACCCCGGATGAGATGCTGAGGACCGATGTGCAAACCCTGTTCAACAAGGGGTTGATCAACGCACGAGATTACGAACGTATCCGTGCTGCGCAACGAGCAGAAGGTACCCGGCGCTCCAACGAGGCCCTGCGTAACGTGAACAACATCTACAAGCAGTACGGGGTCAAAGAACAAGGCCCTGCAACCATTGACGAGATCGTGAACATGAATGCACCTGTTGGACGTACAGCCGGTCCTACCGCTCCTGAGCGTAGGGATATGGTCACGAAAGCGATGGATGCCAATGATCCAACGCTTGCGCTAACAATGCTAATCGAAGGCTTCACATTGACCCCCAAAAGTGATCCAAACGGGGACCAGATGAACATCGGTTGTGGGTACGGCTTCTCGCTGCGCCCTGCTGCCGTAGTCGCTGCTGATCTTCGCAAAGCTGGGGTCGCCAATGAGCAAGTGCCGGATGTGGTCGCTGGGAAGATCGCCTTGAAGCCTGAACAGGCTGCAAAGCTCACCAGCAACCTGTTGAAGTCCGAGTATGAGCCCAATGCGCGCGCTGGGGTAGAGGAAGTCCTGGGAACAGGGGCATGGCAGTTGATGTCTCCCAACCAGAAAGCCGTGATGACCTACTTGGGGTACTGCTCCAAGAAGGGGGCCGCAGGGTTCCCCACGGTCCTCAAGGCGATCCAAGAGGGGGACTTGGCGAAAGCCGTGGAGCATCTGCGGTTGACGTACATGCCCAAGGGGGCCACTGAGCGTGTCTACATGCAACGTGCCACCACCATTCTCCGTGCAATGCTGCAGGGGGAAACGCAGTTCCGTGCAATCATCGACAAATCTTAGAGGTAGACCATGGGTGACCCGTTCGACTATCTGGTGCATTCTGATTTCAGTGGTAACGAGGCGCAACGCCGCCTTGAAGCTGAACAAGCTGTGGCGACGAAGCCTGGATTCATTGACTCGCTTGGGCCAGCTTACCGGATGGGCACCCTCGTCTATGGTGCGTGGCGCGCCGCTGGGATGCCGAGCTATGTGTTCGATCCAGAGTATCGTCTGGACGAAGCTGAGTACTCCCGGTTGACCACTGGGCTCCCCCCGGAGTTCCACGCCATCTTCGGGAGGGCACGGAGTAAGATGGAAGCCGACAGCTTCCGGGAACAGGCTTTGCAGGAAGTCAAGGACCAGGAAGCCCTGGCGGCTGCCGGCATGGCTGGAACCTCGGCCCTGATCGGGGCCAGCCTACTCGATCCACTGCAGCTTGCGGTCACCTGGGGAACCGGGGGCGGCGGGGCGGCAGTGGGGCCACTGGGGCGGTTCGTTTACAGTGGGGCCAAGGCTGGGCTCGCCAATGCGGCGATCTCGGCTGGCCTGGAATCCATGCGGATGAATCCTGACGGATCGCACATCGTCGGGGCCGGTCTGCTGGGATTCGCCCTGGGAGGTCCGTTGGGCCTTCTTTCTAAAGGGGAAAATCTGGCGGTTACCGAGCTTGCCAACAATGGGGCTGCCAGGGTAGCCACAGCCTCTGCCGACGATTTGGTGGGGAAAGTTCCTAAGTCTTTTCAAGCATTTAGCCCCGAGCAAATTCGGAAGAATGGCGGGGCCTCCGCGCACCTGGAAACCGGCAACCCGCCCACCGGCGGATTCATGGTTTCGGTACCTGGGGAGAAGCGGATCCCCCTAGCCTCCTACAAGCACCAGGACGCCCTGGACTTCCTGGAGCAACGCAAGGCAACCCTCTCCAACCAGGATGACGCCTTCTTGGGCGCCTGGGTGGACGGGGAAGATGTAGTCCTGGACATCTCGAAGAACCACACCGGCCTTCAGTCTGCGATGGATGCTGGACGAGCGGCTGGACAAGATGCAATCTATGATGTGACCAAGGCTGAGGCCGTTTCCCTCAAGGACATCGGGTTCGAGAAGCCGCACATCAAGGGGCCTCCTGCTGTCCTCAAGGACGCAGACGACCTCATCCTGGAGGGATCCGTGGGCTCGGCCCAGGGACTCCGTATCCCGGATGATGGGACTGCTTTCAACCAGATCAGGATCCCTGGAACCAACCTCAAGTTCTCCCTCCGCTATGACATCTTCGCTCAACTGGACCGCTCGAAGAATGCGGCAGTACGGGCGCTGAACAAGCGGTGGTTCGAGGATGCAGTTGGGGCTCGGTCGTTCTCCTGGGTTGACGATGCGGGCATGAAGCACACGCAGAAGGCTGCGCAGCGGATGACGCTCACCGGGTATGCCACGATGGAGTTCAAGCGGTTTTGGGCTCCCACGCGGGCAGCTATGGATGCAGCCTTCGACGAGTATGCCATTGCCAACAAGTTGTCGGTGAAAGAGAAGTACGCGGGAGAGATTCCCAAGCAGTTCTTCAAGCAGGTCACTGATGAGTTGAAGGGTATCGGCCCCGGCACCGATCCGCATGTGAAGAAGGCAGCGGAAGCCATGCGCTCCATGAAGCAGCGCCTGAACGCTGAACTCAAGCTGATGGGCTGGAAACACGCCGATGAGGCGAAAACGGAGATGGGATTCTTCGATGACATGCTGAACGCTGAGGGAGAGGTCAAGCCGACGAACGCACGCGAGTACCTGGAAATGGATGCGCGGGCGCTCGGCAACGACTTCGCCAAGAAGGCAACTGGGTACCTCGGGGCGGCGAAGGTAGGTGTACGCTCCCTGGAGGACAAGAAGGCTCTGTATGAGCAGGTTCTTGCCGGTGCCCAACCTGGGGACGTTTCCACCAAGGAAGCCCTGGAGTTGTTCGACAAAGGCTGGAAGTGGGCCACCGGGGCACCGATGGATCGCACCCCATTCAGCACGGCACGCGATACCGCAGTGTTCCTCAAGAACCTCAACTTCGTGCGAGCGATGGGTCAAGTAGGCTTTGCGCAGCTAGCGGAGATCGGGAACCTGATGGGATACGGTGGGTGGAAGGCGTTTCTTCGCGGGATCCCAGCGGCACGAGATATGGTCAAGTTGGCGAAGCTCGGGAAGGTGGATTCTCAGTTGGCGCGCGATCTCAGCGCGATGATCGGGGATTCAGCCTGGGAAACTGCCAACGTGGCATGGCGTCGTGATGTTCCAGAGATTGCTCTGCACCCGAATCTGGTGCGCGCCAACAACTTCGCTGCACAGACGCGCGAGTTCGTGGCGCATGTCTCTGGACTTCGGCAAGTCAACAACATGCTCAAGGCATCCTCTGAGTCAGTGATGGCGCAGCGGATGATGGACTTGGCAAGTGGTTTCACCAAGATCACTGACAACATGCGGTTGCAGTTGGCTACCGCAGGGCTCGAAGAGGATGGCCTCGAAGCTGTGTTCTCGAACCTGCGCAAGTATGGGAAGTTGGGAGTAGACAAGAAACTCCTGTCGTTGGATGGGGAAGCCTGGATGGCGGCTGATCGTGAAAGTTACGATCTGTTCCGCATGGCTCTCTTCCGTGATGTGAACCGAGTGGTGCAAGACACCACCATCGGGGAGAACTGCTGGTGGATGCACACGGCTCTCGGGCAGGTGGCAACACAGTTCCGTTCCTTCATGTTGGGCGCATGGGCCAAGCAGACCCTTTACGGGGTCAACCACGGTGGGGTGATGAATCCCAACGTGACATTCGCTTGGGGCATGTCCATGTTCTTCGGTGGGCTCTCCTACGTCGCGCAAGCGTCCATCAACAACGCACACGACTCAGAGAAACTGGCGAATGCGCTGTCTGTTGAGAAGATCGCTATGGCAGCGTTCAACCGTGCGGGATTCACATCTCTCATCCCAATGTTGACTGACACCGCGCTGGATGTAACTGGTAATCCGATGCTGTTCTCCCATGCTCGTTCAAGTGGGCTTCCCACTACGATCTTCGGGAACCCAACGTTGGACTTTGGCAATCGACTGTATTCCTCGTTGAAGGCAGTGGGTTCAGCTACCCTCGGAGGTCGAGAAGGATTGAACCGTGGGCAAGCGAGGACCATCATGGGCCTGCTGGCCCCCAATGTCCTGGGAGTGCGTAACTTCCTGGACCTTCTGAGTGAGCAGTACCCCGAGAGGACCGAGTTCGAGACAACCGAGGTCGCTGACTTCATCAACGCAATCAATCAAAGGTAACAGCAATGGCATACAGCTATGTGAACTACAATGGGAATGGGTCTACAACTGAGTTCGAGGTTCCCTTTGAATACATCCAACAGTCTCATGTGATCGTCTCTCTCTCGGACGTAGTGCAAGAGAATGGAGTGGACTACACCTGGAGTGACGCAACCCATGTTGATTTCGTAACTCCACCTCCGGCGGGCACCTCAAACGTCAACATTGCCCGGTCATCTTCCAGGGATGCAGCCCTCGTCACCTTCCAAGATGCTTCCACATTAGGAGCAGATGATCTCAACTTGCAATATGAGCACACGTTGTTCATTGCACAAGAAGCATTCGATTCAACCACAGCAGATGCGGAGTACTACTCGGATCTCGCGGCAGGGTATGCAGCAACTGCCGAAGATGCATCCGATACTGCTGTTGCCGCCTCTGGTACCGCTGTCGCTGCCTGGGATGATTTTGATGACACGTACTTGGGATCGAAGTCAAGCGACCCGACACTGGATAACGATGGGGGTGCCTTGGCAACAGGTGCGTTGTATTGGAACAGTGTCTCGCATGTGTTGAAGGCATACAACGGAGCTTCGTGGACAACGGTACAGGTGGGGACTTCTACATACTGGGCCACCAGTATTGCAGGGACAAACACCATCACTGGTTCTGTTTCTGGATATGCTGCTTATGCGGCTGGGGACATCATTGCTTTCATTCCTGCCAACACGAACACTGGAGCGGCAGTCACCATCAACATCAACTCCTTGGGAGCAGTAAACCTCAAGCGAGCAGGGTCTGCAACTACTCTAGTTGCTGCAGATCTTCGCAAGGATGTAATGGTGCAACTCCAGTATGATGGAACCTACTTCAACATCCTTGGTCCTCTATCTGGCGCACACCTGTCTGTCACCAGTTACACCATCAACACCCCCTACACCGTGTTCTCTACGTATGGGACTCCCAAGAGTTGCAAGATTGTCGCAAGGGAGACGGCAGCGGGAGCATACTATAGCATTGGGTTCGCAAACCCCTCTGGAAACTTCTGCTACAACACGTATGAAGCTGTCACGAACGGGTATTGTGTTCACGTAAGACACTCAGGAACGATGGAGGCCAAAGGGGTCGCCACGTTCCCGGATACAGGGGGAGTATGCTTGACCTGGAGTGGTTCCGGTGGGACCATTGACTTCACAATCGAAGCGGAGTACTAACATGGACGGCATCAAATCTCTTCTCCATTCACGCAAGTTCTGGCTCGCAGCATTTGGTGTTGTTCAGGCATTGGTTCTCCAGTACCTCAATGTCCCTGATGCTGTATGGCAATCCATCTGCGGACTTGTCATGGTCCTGATCGCTGGCATTGCTGGCGAGGACATGGCAACCAAACGCAATGACAAACCATCCGACCAAGGCTAAGGTCGCGCAGTCAACCTACAAAATCCAATGGCAACTCGGCCCCGTCATCAGTGATGGGGTTGAGTGCTTTGGTGATTGTGACTCCGCTGCCCAGTTGATCAGGATGGACTCAACCTGCACCTCTGATCAGAAGAAGTCCAAACTGATGCACGAGTTGGTGCATGGATACGCTTACGAACTTGGGTATGCCTGGACTGAGGCCCAAGTGAGGCAGGTTGAACGGGTACTCTTCATGCTGCTTCGAGAGAACAAAGGGATCGTGAAATGGGTAATGCAATCGAACAAGGAGCAACATGATGCCTCAACTGATGAAGCTGGCGCACAAGAACCCAATGGATGACGTGCTCCTGACCTCTGAGAAGAGAGCAGGGGTAGTCAGTCAGTGGGATACGCGGATCAACTCCGTGATGGCGAGACTGGCCGAGTTCAAGTCGAATCCGCAGTCCTTCCTCGCGGATGCAATCGAAGAGGATATAATTGGGCGTCCTGAATGGCGCACTGCATTCCGCCAGGACATCCGCAAGGGGTCTTTTGGGAATCCCCAACTACGCCCTGAATCGCAGGCTTTCCTGGGGAACATGGCAAACATGGGACTCGCTGCCCTCACAACTACACCAACACAGGCGTTGGGCGCTATGACGGCCCCGGAGAAGTCCGCTGAGGCTCTCGTGGGCCGGGCGCAGAGACGCATGGATGTCGCACAGCAGAATACGACCATCATGCAAGAGATGGACAACGTGGTGGCTGCCTCGAAAATGTTTACAGAGTATCAAGCGATGCCTGCACATCCGAGGGCTCCACGCGCGGCAATGGAGCGACAAATCGCTCTCACACTGGGGAAAGGTGTGCCAAGTGGATTCCACCCGGAGAACCTGGGGGAAAGTGTGTTCCTTGG